AAGGCCAGATTAATCGTTATTTCATTAAAAAAATCAATGAGCAACCCATAACAGAAATTGATAATCAAACATATCAGAAATGGGTGAATAAAACAATTGATCCAAACATGTATTCTGCAGTAGAAGTAACATGGATCATCGCTGGCGATAAAGATCGTGCTGCAACAAACAATGCCAATCAAATTGAATTTGCAAAAACTACAATTCCAAACATTGACACGGTATTAACATCTCCGTTACAATATTATGTTACCGCAAATACAGTTGTAACTACAGACATAAACGGATTGGATTCTTGATAAAATTTTCTTATTATCCATATAATGATAGTGGATACTATAGAAGAGGCACAACAAACGTTACAATATATCAAAGATCGTAAAACTTTGCTAGTGCCTGTATACTGTAGTCCGATAATACATCCCGCAGTCAATCGTTTATGTGCAATATACATTTATACGGAAGATGATGTAGAACGTATGATTCCCATACATCATACAGAACAACTAAGGGGCTTTTCAGAACTTGTCCTGGAGTTTCTGGCTCTGCAGAATATCTTTGTTCACGACAAGAAGCGATGGCTACAAACGGAAGGAAACAATGCCGTATGGGATGTTAAGACATTGTGGTGGTATACATATGGCGAGGCATATGATGAAAGTCATTATCCAACTGCAGCACATCAATTTTATTGGCGACGACACACTGCTTTAGATGCAGTTAATTGCATTGTTCCATTACAACAACACATGGCAATGTGTCAGAAGATTCGTCATTATGCTTGGCCAATGTGTGTAAATGCAAAATTGTCTGAATCGTATTTGCAATTCAATGCAACATATCCTAAAACATTTGCAAAGATTGAATCTGCAGGCTTAGCAGTTGATGAAACATTTCGAATGCCAGAATTGATGCATGAAGGACGTGTTTATTCACAATATCATTATCACACAACTACAGGACGTCCTAGTAATGCATTCCGAGGATTCAATTTTGCTGCAATGAATAAAGAAGATGGAACGCGTGCTGCATTTCATAGTAGATTTGAACGAGGTGCATTGGTAGAAATGGACTTTGATTCATACCACGTACGGCTCATTGCAAAAATGATTGGATATGAATTGCCGACGTCATCAATACATGATTATCTAGGCAGATTCTATTTTGGTGTAGATGCATTAACAGATGAACAGCGAGATGAAAGCAAAGCAATTACATTTCGTTTGTTGTATGGGGGCATTGATCGAGAATTTTTAAGCATTCCATTTTTTGCACAAGTAAATGATTTTGTATACAAGATATGGGATAAATGGAAACGCACCGGTTGTGTAGAAACACCCATATTGAAACGCAATATTTGTCGGGAAGGGTTGCAAAACATGACAGCAAATAAACTTTTTAACTATTATTTGCAAGCAGTAGAAACCGAAGTATCAGTGCGCAAATTGCAACAAGTACAAGAAATGATGGAACCATATACAAGTTGTATGATTCTATATACATATGATTCGGTATTATTTGATGTAAATTACCTAGAAGCACGAGAGTTACTGCCTCAAATCAAAGCAGTATTAGAACAAGGCAATTTTCCAGTAAAAGTGAAGGTTGGCGATATTTATGATAAAATAAAAACTATTTCTTTATGAACATTGATTTAATTTTAACGGAGTGGTGTTTTCGATTGCCCAAAGGGTATCCTACATGTGCTAAAGATTATGAAGTACTTTATCATGTACTAATAGAAACTGCAAAAGTTACACCTGAACATGCACGGGAAATTGTAGAACGAGCAAAAGGTAACATTAAAGATCGTATTGTAGAATCTTTAAAAATTGGTTCTATAGAAAATCAATTTTTATCAAAAGCTGTACAAGAAGCCGGCAAAGAAAATGAACTTGCAAAATTTTTAAGTTTATTACCAGTTGCGGCTGAGATGCCTACTTTGAAATTTTTAAATAATTTATCATACGAAGAAGCCCAACAATTTGCAAATTTATTATATTCAGAAAATGAAGTAAGTGAACGACTTTTAAATACAATTGATTTCAAAAGTGGTTTAACCGGTCGCTTGTTTGAATTGCGACCGACAGGCTTAGGAAAAGGCGAAATACTCTTAACAACCTTAATTCGAGATTCATTTATACAAGGCGGCAATGTATCATATGATTTAAATGTTAATGGTGCAAAATATGAAGTAAAAGATTATAGTAATCCGGAGAAACCAAATGCATCAATTCGTTTAGGAACAAAAGGTACCGTAACAAGATACCGTTATTGGGATGAAATTACTATGACATTTCAGCGTTTATCTCAATTACGAGGTATTGACTCGCCAAAATTTGATTTAGACAAATTATTACCTGAGCCATTGTTAGTAGCAATACGATATTTAGAAGGTCGCCGCCATGTTATTCTAGCCGGAAATTTAGGCATGAAAGATAAAAAATATTTAGATATGTTTTATCGAGAAGCAAATAAATTACAATCTGAAATTAAAGGTTATACCAATGTAATTTTAAGAGGGCCAAATGCAGTTCCAATTGAAATGTCAATTGAACCTATAGAAGATGCATCTGGCGAAGCATTCGTTGTGCGCCCGGTACGAAATGAAAGTCAAAATTTAACATATGTTAATACCGAATTACGCCGATTAAAATATGTTAGAAATCCATTAGAATTAGATCAAGATATGGATGCTGCAGTACAAGCTATTATTGCTGATGTAACATTCATAGTATTCCGTCCTAATCGAATCAATGTTACACAAGATTTACGTTATGTTGTAACTGATTCGGGTAAAGTACGTATTATAGAAAAAACCGTAACTCCAGATGATACTGAAGATATCGAAGAATCCATTGAGGAACAATATTGAAAACACAATTACTTTGCACCTTTGCACATAGATCAGATTTAAACATAGTAACCGATTACATACAACAAAGCTATGTAATACCAGAACGCAGAATATTTGTGTTTGCAAATGCAGAAGCTGCAGATAATTTATATTGCACATATAATGCAGATGCAACTACACAAAGAGGTCAAAATACAATCAGCATCCACCGAAAAAAAGAAACTAATACATTGTATACGGTTAATGCACTTAATGAAGTTATTCGTGCCGTAAACAACGGCGTATTAGACAAAACATATCAATTGGATTGGAGTAAATATCAGAATTCATTCATCCTAACAGATGATGCTGGATTCCGTGTTATTGAATTAACGTTCTTTAAGAAATTTACTTGGAACTGATATTTATTATAGTATAAAGGATTATCATGATTAAAATGAAAAACTTACTTAAAGAACAAGATTTATCTGATTTAGAAAATAAACTAGGCTTCGATTCAGGTGCAAATCGCGATCCAAAAACTGGTAATTTATCTGATAAATATCAATCATTAGGCCAACGAGGAGAAATTCCAATGTTAGACCCAAAAGCAGATACTGAAGTGTTTGAATCTGCTTTAAATCGACTTGAAAAAAATTATATGCTAGTAAAGCCTAAAAGAGTGGATGTAGCTGAATTTAAAAATGATGTACGTGATTTAATATCAATATACAAAGATAAAGACCCGTCAGAAGCTCGCAAAACATATTATAAGCAATTTTTTGAATTATATCCTATTGCAAAAACAAATTCAAGTTGGAAAGGTATACTTAGTAGCATAACTGATGGATTGAACTTTTTATTACGTCATTCAGCAGATGTACATAAAGGTGATACTAGCAGCTACGGATATAGAGTGCATCAGTGGCAAAAAGAAAAAGGCATCCGTTAAGGATAACTTTACACAAAAAAACTTAACAAATTACTTTGAATTAACGAATTAATTACTTATATTGTAATTATATTTTTATATTTTATTAACTTAATTAACTAAAGGAGCACTTATGGCACTTAACCTTGACGCTATCAAAGCGAAACTTAACCAATTAAACAAAACCGATGACAAGAAAAACAACGTATGGAAGCCTGAAGCAGGCAAGACACGAGTTCGAATCGTTCCTTACGTGCATCGCAAAGACAATCCTTTCCTAGAATTGTACTTCCACTATGACATTAGTAAAAAATCAATGTTATCTCCGATTACATTTGGTAATGCAGATCCGATCGTAGAATTTGCAGACAAACTTAAAAAGACTGGCGATAAAGAAGATTGGCTAATGGGACGTAAAATTGAACCTAAGATGCGTACTTATGTTCCCGTAATTATTCGTGGCAAAGAATCTGAAGGCGTAAAGTTTTGGGGTTTTGGTAAAACAATTTACACTGAATTGTTATCAATCATTTCTGATGCAGACTATGGTGATATCACAGACTTAATGAATGGTCGCGATATTGATGTAGAATTTACACCTGCAGAAGGAGCCGGAGCATATCCAAAAACAGCAATCCGTGTTAAGCCTAACACTCAGCCAGCAACTGAAGATAAAGAGATTGCACAAAAAATCATGAATCAACCAGAAATCACTGATTTATTTCCTGAGCCATCATATGATGAATTAGAAAAAGCATTAGCAGAATGGATGAATCCAGAAAATGCAGATTCTGATGTTGAAGAGTCAGCGCCAGCAGCCGCGCCAGCAGCCGCACCTGCATCGAAACCAGCAGCTACTAAAGTAGACAATGTTGCTGATGCATTCAATGATCTTTTTAATTAAGAAGGAGTCATAAATGGCAAAAGGTAAAAGTAAACTGGAATTGGCAGACACTTTAGCAAATACATTAGCTGAAAGTATCAATAAACAGTTTAAAGGTCAAAATCTTAAGACTGCATTCTTTCTAGATGGAGATGAAGATTCTCCAAGCAATGTGTCTGAATGGGTTTCATCCGGATGCTCAATGTTAGATCTAGCAATTTCAAACCGGCCTTATGGTGGATTTCCTGTAGGCCGGATTACCGAAATTACCGGATTAGAAGCATCAGGTAAATCATTATTAGCAGCACATACTTTAGCAGAAACGCAAAAGAAAGGTGGCTTAGCTGTTTATATTGATACAGAATCTGCCACAAGCTCCGAATTCCTAACGGCTATTGGTGTTGATTTAAAAACAATGCTATATGTTCCATTAGAGACAATTGAAGAAATCTTTGAAAC